CATGTGCCCTGGATGGTCCGACGACCTGCGGGCACGGCTCGGCGGGTGCGGACAGGTCCGGTCGACGTACGTCAGATCAGACAAGACGGTCGGCACTCGGGCGCTGTGCGATCGTTGCCGGACCGCCAAATCGAGGGCGCACGGTGAAGTGACATGAGCGCCACAGACGGCCGCACGATCGAGCAGGACCGGGCGACCATCAGTCGCCGGCTCGAAGAGATGGAAGCGTCGGACAGTAACTGGACGAACCAGATCGCCGAGTATCGGGCGTGCATTGCTGAACTTGACGCACTGATCGAGGCCGGTGACGGCTGGTGACTGTCGATGCGCGACACTTTACGTTCGAGCCGAGACAAGGGCGAGGCGTCTACGACTGCATAGAGCTCGACGCCATCGACCCTAAGACCGGCAAGGTGGAGAGCAAGATCGAGATCACCGTGTCACCACGGGCGCGCAACGTTTCGATCTGGGTGGACGGTGAGCCCTACTACGTCGCCCTTGACCGAGGGGGCGTGTAACCGGGGGATATCCATACAGGGCATAAGCTATTGCGCACCCCCGGTGACATCGTGTAGATTTGCGATCGGCTGGCATCCGTGACCCCGAGAAGGCCAGGCATTTGGGGGCGACATGGGGAACGGACCCAAGGCGGCGCACCACCGCAACCCGATGTTCCTTAAGCTCGGCCGGTCAGTGCGAGCACACGCCAACGCGAACCCCGACCACCGATGCTGGCGGTGCGGACTCACTCTCACCGAGCGGCACCGCACTCACCCTCACGCCACCTGGGACGCCGGCCACCTGGTCGATGGCGATCTCAGCGCAGGACTTGCCGCCGAGTGCAGCAGCCCATGCAACCGTGGTTCAGGTGCTGTCATCGGCAACCGAAACCGACACGGGAACGCTCTAAATTTGTAGCCACCTGGGACGCTGGCCACCTGGTCGATGGCGATCTCAGCGCAGGACTCGCCGCCGAGTGCAGTAGCCCATGCAACCGTGGTTCAGGTGCTGTCATGCGCCGGTCATACCACAAGCGCAAGCTCGGCTTGTAGCCGACTGGGCCCCAGGGGTGGGGGGATACCACGCTACGTGATGTCGGCGTGGAGGCTCCAACACCCCGCCTGAAAACGCCCCCCCATAACCCATTGCCTAGGGGGTTTCGTGGACCATCGTGAAAAGTTGATCGCCCTACGCGACCGCTTAGAGCGGTCGATGGACGAGTCGCCGCCGCAGATGCTGCCGCAGATTGCGGGCCAGTACCGGGCGACGCTCGCTGATATCGCCGCACTTGATTCGGCGGCACCGCAGGTTGGCCTCGAGGACGACTTAAAGAAGAAGCGGGCGCAGCGTCGCGAGCTTCAACGCAAGAGCGTTCCACGCCGCAACGTCAACAAATAGAACGGCCCCGGCCGACCTTGCAGGGTCGACGCGGAGCCTCAAAGGAACATTGGAGGTTCCCCCGTGAAGACAGGCTACGACACCTACCGAACGGGAATCGCTGCCGCATGACTCGCGTTGGGGACCAGCGGCCGAGACTGTCGCTGCTCCCCGAGTGTGACAGCATTGAGGCGGGCGACGAGGTGATCGAGTTCGCCCGACGTTTCGGGCTCGAGCTCGACGACTGGCAACAGTGGGTGGTTCGCCACATGTGCGCCGAGCGGTCTGACGGCTCGTGGGCTGCGACGAAGTCAACGCTGTTGGTGCCGCGCCAGTGTGGGAAATCGGCGATTCTTGAGGCGATCGAGATGGCGTCGTTGTTCCTGTGGGAAGACACCCACGTCATCTACTCGGCGCACCTCGGTAAGACGGCGACGGATCACATGCGCCGAATCAATCGGCACATGCTTTCGACGCCGGACTTTCGACGTCGTGCTCGGATGTTGACGGGCAAGGGCGATGAACGGGTCGAGACTCACGACGGCCGGGTGCTTGAGTTCATCACTCGTGGCAAGAAGACGGCGCGCGGTGGTTCTCCAAACCGGGTGATCTTCGATGAGGCAATGTTCCTCACCGATGACCAGATCCAGGCCATGGTGCCGGCGCTTGCTGCTCAGTCGATGAACGATGACGGCGCGGCCCAGATGATCTATGCGTCGTCGGCCCCGATCGCGGAGTCGCAGGTGTTGCACCGCTTGCGTGATGCTGCGACCAAGGGTTCGCCGAGTCGGACGTTTTTCGCTGAGTGGTCTGTTCCGCCCGATACAGATCCGGCCGACCGTGATGGTTGGTACCAGGCGAACCCCGGCCTTGGTGTGCGGATCTCCGCGGAGTGGATCGAGGACAACGAGTTCGGCACGTTGAGTGATGAAGCGTTCGCCATTGAGCGGCTCGGCATTCCGCAGGAACCGTTGTCGGAGTCGCAGATTCGCCCCATCCCGCTGACCACGTGGGATTCGCTGATCGATGCAACGTCAACGCCTGATCCGAAGCGGTGCGCTATTGCGCTCGACACGAACCCTGAACGGACGTGGTTCACGCTGTCGATGGCAGGCGAACGGTCGGACGGTCTGATTCATTGCGAGATCACCAAGTCTCATCCTGGCAAAGCGTCAGCGATCGCAATGGCCGACGACATCGCAGCCAAGCTCGATCTACCGGTGGTTGTGTCGGAGACGTCTGGGCTCGCCGACGACTTGATAAATGCGGTGACGATGAAGTCGGGTGAGCAGGCGCTCGCCACGTCGAAGCTGATCGACGCTACGAGAGGCGAAGCGCCGCTGGTACGTCATCGTGGCGAACCGGCGATGCGTCGGTCGATCGAGATGGCCCAGACGAAGCCGTACGGCGACGGCGGTGTCGTTTGGTCACGTCGTACGACGTCGGGCGACATCTCGCCGTTGACGGCGTTGACGATGGCGTTCGGGTTCCTCGGTGCCGACGTCGACCAGATGCCCGATCCGTTCGTTGTGTTCTCGTGAGGAGTGATTCTGTGAAGCTCGCTGCTCTCGTTGCCCTGTTCATCGCCGGTCTGATCATGATGATCGCCGCTGTCGCTGTCGTCTACCTGCCCGCAGCGCTCTTCCTCGCCGGTGCGGCGTGTGTCGCTGTGGCGTTGTCGATCGACGTGGGTGCACCATGAGGCTCCTCGACGCGATCTCTGCCCGCCAGAAGAGCTCGGGCGTGACGAACCGGTCGCGGTCGCTGTTCCGGTACGGCGGCAACGAGTACTTCTCCGGGTCGATGGAGGGCTCCGACCCGAACGTCGCCGACGGCTCGTTCGAGTCGATGGTGCGCCGGGTGCACAACGAGAACGGTCCGGTGTCGTCAGCGGTGACGGCCAGGGCGTTGTTGATGTCGCAGGTCGAGTTCGCGTGGAGAGACGAGAAGCCCGGCACCGCGCTTGCGCAGACACCGGCGCTCGACCAGCTGGAGTTCCCGGAGGCGACGACTCGTTCGCATCTCTTGTTCCGTCTCGAGCAGGACGCGTCGTACACCGGTAACGCGTTCCTCGCTCGCCGCCGTGGGACACGTTCGGTGTTCCGTCTCGATCCGTCGAGGGTGACGTTCGCGTTCGGGTCGAACAGTGACCCCGAGTGGAACTCGCAAGGCGATCTGACCTTGCCGTTTGATGCGAAGGTCGCCGGGATCGTCTACAACTCGTCGACAGGCCCGGGCCGTCCCGACCACGGCGACCTCGAGATGTTCCTGCCAGGCGAGTTCGCCCACTGGAAGCCCGAACCGGACCCGTTGCACTGGTGGCGCGGTGCGTCGTGGATCACGTCGCTGCTCAAGGACACCGTCGGCCTCGACGGCCAGATCTCCGACCACCAGTCGAAGTTCTTCCAGCACGCTGCGACTCCGAACCTCGTGTTCCTGATGAACCCGCAGCTGAACGCCGACAAGGTCCGCGAGTATCGCGACATCATCAACGCCGAGCACGCTGGCACTCAGAACCACTGGAAGAACATGTTCCTCGGTGGTGCGACCGACGTGAAGGTGGTCGGCCAGGACCTGTCGAAGCTGTCGCTCAAGGACCTGCAGGGCGGTCTCGAGACTCGGATCGCGATGCGGTCGCGTGTGCCAGCGGTGATCCTCGGTGCCCGGGAGGGGCTGTCGGGTTCGTCGCTGAACACTGGGAACTACTCGGCGGCTCGACGACTGTTCGCTGACGGCTGGTTTTCTCCGACGGTGAAGGGACTGTGCGAAGCACTCGAGTCGATGGTGCCTCCGCCGGCTGGGAAGCGTCTTGCGCACGACCCGTCGAAGATCCTGTTCCTGCAGGAGGACCGCAAGGACGAAGCCGAGATCGACAGCGCGAAGGTCCAAGCGATCCGCACGCTCGTCGATGGCGGGTTCGATCCGGAGTCCGCTGTGAAGACGATTGCACCGGAGTGGGCGGGCAAGCTCGACCATGCCGGGCTGCTGTCGGTCCAACTCCAGGAGCCCGGATCAACCGGTGCCGCCGCCGGTCCGGAGAACGAAGCTGGTGCGTCACTCGGATCCGGCTTCGTGTCCAACACGGCAGGTTCTCGCACCGTGATGGGACGCCTCGGACGGGCAACGGATCCGGCAGCGGTCGATGTCGACGAGCTGCTCGCAGGTGTCGACGCGGACGTCGCCGACGTCGCCCGTCGGGTGCTTTCAACTTCCGCTGCGACCGACATCGCTGCACTTCGCGCCGAGATGCTCGCCGCGCTTACGACAGGAGTAACCGCATGAAGCCCGACATCGACTCGATGATCGCCGACGCCGAAGCGTTGCGGTCCAAGCTCGACACCCGCCAGCGTGCGTCAACGCCCGCCCCGTGGTATTCGATCACGAACGCCGACACCGACAAGGCTCACGTCCGGATCTACGACGAGATTGGCATGTGGGGTGTGG